TTGAACAGCATTTTAACGAACGCAGTGATGTTCCGTGGCCGAGTGCCTGGAAGAACAATGGTCGCAGATTAATCGAAATGATTTTCAAGAATAAGGAACGGTGCAAGCGAAGACACCTTGAACAACTTGTTGGGCATTTTGCGCACATATTTCAAAGAGTGGAGATTCACTGTTGGGATACGGTCGCAAAATTAGTTCTCTCTTTCAAAGACGATTACTCGGCCGGGCATCGTTTTGGTGAACCGTCTCTTTTTGAAATGTTTTGGACTCGGTTAGATGGTAGAAGACATGCTACACCCAGCTGGAAGAATTACTGTATCAGATGGAGTAAGCCTTACCAATTGGCGGAGATTCATACGCGATGCCCGGAATGGCCGGCTGATTTCTTAGCGTTGTGCGAATCTACACCGGGTAGAAATTATTCGCGTCGCCAGGATATGATAAGATTTGCCTCGGAGAATGGACTTGGCCCGGCTCTCCAGGCTCGGGAACCTGAACCTGAAGTGGTTCCCACCCCGATCGTGGAAAAGGAAGCCACCAATCTTCAAAATGCATTGGCGGTTATCGAAGAGTGTGATATTCCGGAGGGTAAATACTTGGAATTGTGTCGCCTCCTCATGGATGTGCATAGACGCGGTGTTTGTTAGATTAGATTGTAAATAAAATGTATACCAGTCATCTCAGGGAGTCCAATAAAGTAATATTATTATGCGGCAATATAAGTCTCTAATAATATTTCTATAAAAATATGAGTTACTTTTTCAAAAAACGTAAATTATCGAAAGCGACAGACGACATACCCGTATTTAGCCTTAATGATTATAAGGGATATGCAAAGGTAACGAGTGTATATGATGGTGATACATTTAAAGCGTGTATAACTCTCGATGGTAAAATTCGTAAATTTATATTCCGTACACTCGGATACGATAGTCCCGAAATGAAACCACCTTTAAATACGCCATCACGGGACGAACATATAAAACAAGCCAGGTTTTCCCGTAGAAAATTTATGAACTTTATGGGGTTCGAAGAATATTACCCATATAAATTATGGAATCCGTTTATATGTAATTGTGGTGTAAATGGATGGGTATGGATCGAATGTGGAAAAAATGACAAATATGGAAGAACGCTTGTCACTGTTTACAGGAATAGATGGAACACCAAATCCGTAAACCAACGCATGATAGAATCGGGTTGCGTCAATGTATACGACGGTGGAACCAAAAATAAATTCGATTTTAAAACCACTCAGACACTACCATGTACGGAAAAAATGGTTTCATCGATATAAAGATTATATTATTATATAAATGTATAATGTCGCTACATACAATAACTTATTCCAGAATGACGGTACGACGGAGCGTGGTCGCCACCGAAAAGAAAACTTTAAAAGAATTAAAAAGGGAATTAAAAACACTCCAAGAGGAGAATAGTAAATTACATATACAATGGAATCAAATGAGAATGAAACCTAGATGGAATCCCCATTCTCATCGTATCGAACATCCCGATAAGGATACTCGTATGCGACCAGAAATATATAAACAGGTCATGGAAAATAAACCGGATGTAAAAAGTGATATAAAAAAGTAATGTATATAATAGTTAACATGTCTTCATTGCATAGCGATAAAGATATACACGAAAATCACTTGGTCCCCAAACCCAGTGACTTTGAAAAAACGTGCCTCCTTTTATATAGGAAAAATTACCTCGCATCCTCTCCATCTGTATCTCTAATAGCTAAAAATACTGGATTAAAAGTTCATACCGATTACTGGAAACATGTTATGTCCGATGTTCAATACATAGAATTTTTAAAACATGGAAAAACCCAAATTGCATTTATGATCATAGATGGAGATACTATGGGATGTACATACAACTTTTTCCGATGGATTGATACGAGTATTAAACATCAGCATTTTGGAAGGTATATGAGGGATAGATTCAAACATGAGTATTTAACGAATGGTTGTGATATATTACCTTTACAAATAAACCCAATGGATGCTCCATATTGGTATTATGAATTGGGGTTCGACAAAATGCAAAAAGATGGATACCTGTACGATAACGCACTTCGTCATTTATATCCAAATATAACCAAACTGGATATAAATTGGTATGCACTTCGCGTATTTTATGATATATCTTTCATTTACCCGCACGTTATGTAAAGTGTGGATATCCAGCCACCTATATAAATTATATTTTAGATACTTTATAAAATATGTAAAATATAAGATTTAATTACTTTACGACTTCTCGACTGTGGTAGATTCTAATTCGAATCTTCTGACATTTTCCACATGATAATCGCTACTCCCATTAACATGCACCCCAAAAGACATAGTGTTATTGTTAGCAACATAATATAATATATGTTTTTATTCTTTAATCCAAAGTATAAAGTTTATTTGTGTAATAAAAATATTTATTAAAAATAAATGCAAATATTCGTGAAGACATTGACAGGTAAAACTATCACTCTCGAAGTTGAATCTTCAGACACCATAGACAGCATCAAATCCAAAATCCAATCTAAAGAAGGAATTCCACCCGATCAACAACGTTTGATTTTCGCGGGAAAACAACTCGAGGATGGACGAACTATAGCGGATTATAATATCCAAAAAGAAAGCACACTTCATTTAGTCCTAAGGTTAAGAGGTGGATGCTTATATATACACAAATCTTGAAATTTCAATTTTATCTCACTTGGACGGAGACCGATTCTCCACCCTCGCCCCCCAACCCAATCGTGCCAGCGCGCCCGCCGAGACCGCCGAGGATGTCAACTTTCTTGACGACGTTTTTATTGTTTCGCGGTGCATTGTTGGCGCGGTATTTAGGCACGTTGTTGTGCATCCCACTCCCCGCGATGGAGACGCGAACCGGTTTTCCCATTTTACCATTCTTACCATCATTCCCTCCGTCTCCCCCACGACCAGCGTGAATGTGCAGCTGAGTGTGCACGCGGTTCTTCTTGTACTTTCGAAGGGGTCTACCTTGTTCAATGAGTTTCTGATTCAATTGTTCATTCGTCAGTCCCCTCGAACCCCCCGTCAAAAGTCTGTCGCGAACGTTTCTGGATTTCAATGCGAGGAAAATTTGATCATCCTTGTTCGTCGCATTCGAACTCATGATGCTTTCAATTTTCGCCCTAGTACTGGCGTTTTGACCACTCACCACGCCCTTGAGTTTTCGAATGTCCGCGTTGTCCGGTCTGTAGTAGTTCGTGATTCGAGTGATGAAATTTGCAGAGGCTTCGTCGCGCATACTCGGCAGCAGTTTCAGGTGTGCCTGACTTTTCAACGCACGATTGATCATCGCGTGTTTTTTGTTATTGGACATCGACGAGGTAGTGTACCAGCTGTACCACTGTTTGAGTCTCTGCGCGTTCATTACGAAACGATTAGGTTTAGCCGTCACCATGTCAGTGAATTCCTGAAAGGTTTTCCGCGACCCTGGTTTTCCTGACATTGTAGATATATATATACAGTATATAAAAATTTTTATTCAAAAAAGTCTATCTGCGCATGGCATCCACCAGGTGGATAGGGTTCCGTCAGTTCTTGCCGTTTATTAACGAAAAAAATATGAATGATGCTATAATGGCAAATGCAGTGAATCCAACCCAAAATGTCCCACTATAAAGTATACATTTTTCTTCATGAACCGTACTCTCGTACCAATTAACAACCATTAATAACTTTAAATATTTAAGCATATTTTTTTTGTACCTTCTTCTTGAAATCCTCATATTCATCGGATTTCTTAAACGCAAGGTACTCGGTTCTGAAACCGGCATCTATGAGTTTTTGATCCTTCTTCCTCTGAGTAGCGGTTGGTTCTTTCACCTTGTCCAGCTTGCGACTATAAATAGTGGATTCAGCCTGTGCTTTTACCATTTCTTCACCCGTCTTGACCCATTCTCTTACGAGACGCTCATACTGTGTGATTTCGCGTTTGTTCATCTTGGATGTGATTTTCTTGGGAATGGGTTTTGGACCTTTCATATTTATGATATATTCATAAAAAAATACGCGTTTTTACATACGGGGCTAAATTTTTTCATTTTTTAGTAATACCGTTAGAGTATTAATAAAAAATGTAAAGGTTGGACCTTAAGCCTCCCCGCCTATTCTAGCGAGAAAAATGTCGGTCTGCCCCCGAAATTCGGGGCATGCATCTATAATTTTACGAGTCGTCTCATCCTGTACACGAATTAGGCTTTCCTTAAACTTTTTTACATCTATACCCGTCGCGGCGTGGATCTCATCGTAGCTCGCGATATCCGTGAGTGCGAAAAAATATGCAGCTGAATAATTCGCATGAAGTACGGCCACTACCGGAGATTCATCCTGTTGAGCCGCAGTGGCATACCTTGCGCTCTGACGAATCATATTATCGATGATTGATTTTTGGTTAACAGACGAATTCGTTTTAAAAGAAAATCTATTTGAACCCAAAATCATACAAAATACCATTATTGAAATGACAACAATGACCAATTTTTTATTATCGACCATTGTCTATATGATACACGCGGAAAAATAAATTTATTATATATATACAGTATGAAGAAGAAACAAAAAATTCTTATCGTTGCTTTACTTTTTTGTGTAATATCAGTTATGATCGGTGCTTTTGTAGTAATAACACCAGCCTCGGATCCAGCCGACGCTGACGCTGACGCCGATCCAGCCTCGGATCCTGGAGGATCGGTGTACTTCACGGATCCAGACCCGGTAGCCTCCCAAACTCCAAAGCCAGAGATGCTTCCCAATGGTGTTTATTCATTAAAGGGGGGGAGGGGTGGTAAATACTGTGCCGATGAGGGACATAGAATTATATGTGATCGTCCACATGTTCAGGGATGGGAAAAATTCACCATTACGAAGTCCGAGCAATGGCCGGGGAAGTACTCATTAAAGGGCGGTAAGACTGGTAAATGGTGTGCCGATGAAGGTAATAGAATTATATGTAATCGTCCACATGTTCAGGGATGGGAATTATTTACTATTACGAAGCATGGTAATAAGTACGCATTAAAGGGTGGTAAGACTGGTAAATACTGTGCCGATGATGTGTCCCCGGGAGATGGCACGGTCGGTGTTCGGTGTAATCGCCCCGCGCGCGGGAGTTGGGAATTGTTTACTATCGAACCCACCACCTAATTTAATCTCCGGTCATGTATAAAAAGACCAATTTATTATTCTAAACATATGAGTGGTGGTTTATAAACATTATCATATGCTTCTAATTTGCCATTTTCTTTTACCGTATATAGTTTAGTAGTTATAAATCGA